TCAGGGTAACGGGCGACACTGCCCGACATTGCGTCCGGTGGTCGGACGCAATAGCTGATAGTGTCAGGTTGCGATAGCGCGGCGGCTCATGCTGCCTTCTTCGCGGCTCGGGCGGCTGCTGGGTTGTAGAAGCCCCGCGTTTCCCGACCACCGCGCTTAGTCCATGAGTCTGACATGCGGCGCTTTTCCTTGCGGCTCTCTTGTGTGTCTTCCGCCTCGAGTGCGGCGATCTTGTCGAATTTCCGCTCGACGTGGCTCAAACGCGCCCGCATGTTGACCTTCATTTGGCGTGCAGTCCGTGGCTTGTGCTTCACTTCGGGCGTATTCAGGTTGCAATGTCCGCCAGTTAGCTTTTCCCATGCACTTTGCATGATGTTTCTCCATTGAGCGATGCCAAAGTCAGCATCCTTCAGCACCCTAAGCGCCCGCCATCATACGTTGGCAGCATTCTTCGGTTAAGGCGCTGAAGGATGCGCCCGGATTCCGGGCGCTTTATTTCGCCTAATGCTGGGTTCCTTTCCCGCGCCATTACGCGCAGCCGTCATTTCCAGCGTGTTCAGTAGGGCGTTATTCCGCACCCATCCTGGCGGCTTGCGCCGCTTTTACAAGGCCACACCTTGCTCCCCTGCCCGTGCCTTGCGGCCCGTACTAAACGCGCTGGGTTAAACGCGCAGTTCTCCATTTTATAGTGGGAGGCTTAAGGCCGGAACTGTCCCACGTACGCTTCGCTTGCGTTCGCCACCTTGCGGCTTTAAACTCTACACGGCGCATTCACCGTCTTCATGCTTCGCAGTGTATCACACCGCTTTTCACCTTGTCAAGCATTATTTGCTTGACCGTTCGCTTTTCCCTTTCGGTACTTGCGAGTGAGCGCAATTAACTTTTGCTGCGATGATTGAACTGTATCACGTTCAGCGGTACTTGTCAATCCGTTATGCTGCTTACTTTGTCCGCTTACAACATGTAAGACATTGACGTTTCAGCATAGGCGAGAGGTGACAGACTCTCCTTACCAAACCCTAACCCGCATCCGATTCGTTTCGCGGTGGCCTATTGCATGGATCGAACTATAACGCATCCGGTGCATGTTGTCAAGCATCGTCTGCAAATTAATTCGCGCTACATTGTAAAACGTTACAGCCGTTGCTTGCTTGTTGCTTCGCAGCGGTGATGCGCTACGATGGGATGAACTATAGCACAAGATTCTAGACAATGCAAGGATTATTTACAATACCATAGCATAGTGTATGGTTATGCTCTGTAAGTTATTGATTCTAAAGGATAGATTAAGAATCACCCTAGAATGAATACATTCACAAGGCGAGAGCCGCAGAGCATGTAGCCAATCCCGGCCTATCAATGGCCGGAACTCTACAGATAGTACAAGAGTAGCAGCAGAGTAAGCAAGTATTGACAAGGGGCAGAGCATGCTGCACTTCGAAGCGAGGTACAGCGAGAACCAGGCGAGGGTTACGAGGATGCAAGCGAAAAGAGATACAGATACCGCAAGCACCAGCACAGACTCACAAGACAACCAGCACAGCCGCGAGGCACAGCACAGACTGCACACAGTTGTGAGGTATAGTACAGACTGCACACAGTTGTGAGGCATAGTACAGACTGCACACAGCCGCGAGGGGTGCCACGGGGGAAGCGGGCAGCGCGTCGGGTCGGAGGGTGTCTCGCATGAGCGCACCAAATTTAGGTGCACATAGAACTCCCACCCGGCCCTTCACGCCAGCACGCAAATTACTCCGGCTTCCCGGAGTTCTGAGCATTCGCCACAGCTTCCCACGCCTCCTGCTCGGCTTCGCTCAAACCGGAGAAACACATTGCAGCAGGGTACTCGACCTCACGGCCCAGCAGCGTGCTTGCGAACAGAACGAACAATTCAGCGGCAGTCTTCATAATTTACTCCTTAGTTTTCTCAAGTAGCGCAGCGCGGCACTGCTCACGCAGAACTGCACTGTCGCTGTACAGCACGATCAAGTCTTCGATGTACTCGATCAGATCGGGCTTAGATTCAGGGATTTCCGCCGCGTGCTCAAGGCAACTCGCGGGCGGCACGAATACCGGCGTTACCGGCTTCTGCAAGCCTGCGCAGCCGGTCAAGCTGGTCAGGACTAGCAGTACAGCGAGGTGCTTGCGCATCGGCTTCCTCCTTCCTCAGTTCGTCACGGGTGGCCCGGACAGCCTGCGCCTGCTTGGCGCGTGCCGTGGCCTGCTTGCTGTCCGTCTGGACTCGCTTGCGGGCCTCGGCCTCGTACACCTCCACGGTGCGGTGCAGGGCCGCCAGATCGGCCTCCAGCGCATTATTTTCGGTCGCCAGTACCTTGGCCCTACCCTGCTGGTAAAAGCCCCATGTGAGGCTCCCAGTGAGGGCCAGCGCCAAGGCTACCAGAAGGCCCGTAGCGAGGCGTTTGCCTGCGGTGGTCAGTATCATACTCCGCACCCTTCCTCGAACGCTCTGCGCTCGTCTGCGCGCCTGGAAACCAGCCCCTTCAGGCGATTCCCATTCGCGTACACCCAGCGGTCGAACTCCGCGCCAGCGCCCCAGCAATCCCCCGCGTTGATCTTGCGCAGCAGCGTGCTGCGGTAGAACTGAGTCTCACCCACGTTGAACACGAAGCTCACCAAGGCATCGTACTGGCCCTGTGTGAGCTTCACCTTCACGCCCTTGGCTACCCCCTTCCCAGCGTACGTTGCGTCTTGCAGCAGCCGTTCCTCGCACTCGGCGGGGGTGGCACGTTGGCCCATGAACACCTTGCGGGTGCTCCCGTAGCAGATTGTGGGGACGCCCACCGCGTCGAGGTATGCGCTGTGGCGCACCCCCTCATGCTTCTTGATTGCGTTCAGGCCAGATTGGCTGGGGAGCATGGTGCTCGCCCAAGCGAGCAACCCTGCGCCAGCCACAGCCACCACGCGACTTTTAATTCCTGCCATGTCGGCTCTCCGCACGTTCTTCTTCGCGGTCATCCTCCCGCGCCTTGTAGTACCAGTTCACGAGGAACGTGCCGAGGGCGGTGATGATACCCACCCACAGCGCAACGTCTTGAAGGGTCACACCGCCGAACAGCGCGGTGCTCAGTGAGGTCAGGTACGCCAAAATGCTCGAATGCTTTTCCATTATTCTCCTTCCTACCGCCGAGCGCGACGGTCGATTACTCGGCGCGTACCGCTACCGTATTTTGTTGATGCGTTCCCGTAACCCATCGGGTCACTCAGGAACTCGTGATGAAGTGCCTCCTGCCGCTTTTCAGCAGCCTTGTGTGCGTCCTGGTCCAGAACGTGCTTGAACTCTCGGACAGCGCCAGCCATCGCTTCGAGTCGGTCATCGTGCGGGAGCGAGCCACGGTCGGTTGTGATGTTCGCAAGCTGATACCACAGCGAGAACCCTGTGCGGGCGTCGTTGCTGTGCTGCCGTGCGTACTTCCGATCAGACTCGAACACGCGCTGATGCACGATCACGCGATGCCGCTGCATGGGCGACACGAGCGAGTCTATGATGCGCTTTTCCTTCTGCCCTGTGCTGTACTCGCCAGTAACGCAGGTGCTCAGGTGCTTCAGGTCTTCCGTCGCGTTCAAGATGGCCCGTAGGTTAATCTCGAACAGGCCGTGTCCCATGTTGGACTCGACCTTGATGCGCTCGACCTTGTTCCGGCGAATGATGTCGCAGAGTTCAGCGGCGTTCGCATCGGTGAGGCCACCCTTCAGACCGCCCACGTCGAGGACGTGAACGTACGGCCCGAGTGCGCACGAGACACCGAAGCCGATTTCGTCAGCACCGCCGCCAGCGGGGTCGATGTACATGAACACGTCATTCGGCTTCACGAAGTGTGAGTCCGTGGGCGCTGCGTAGTACATCTTCACGAGCGTCACCGGGAAGTCCGGGCCAAGCTCGACCTCGTACTTCGCGGCAGCTTGCCAACCGATAATCTCCGGCAGGAGTTCTGGCGAGAAGTTCGCCACGATCAGGTCGGACAGGCGAAGCTGCTGGCGCATTGCGTCCACTAGCGACGTGTCGAGCATGTACTGAAGCTGGAAGTCTTCCGGCCCCTTGTCAAGCTCTTTCTCGACCAACGCGGTGTCGTTGTACCGTCCTGGGTCAGTAGGCTGGCCGCGAGTGCCATCCAAGCCACCACCAGTGCGCAGCGCCGGGTTAGCGGCCATGCGCTCTGCGATGATCGGGGCCAAGCGGTTGCCGTACTTCTCAGCCTCGTCAATGACCTCGCCGGTCTTGGCGTCGGTCACGAAGCTCGGGTAACGTCCCGGCCAAATGCGAATCTCGAAGCCACGGCCTTGCAGCGTGTTGTAGATCGAATCCTTGGACTGCGGAGTGCCGAGGTACAGGATGTCACCGTGCGTACAGATGGACGAGAATTCCTTGGACAAGTGCAGTAGCTGCGCTCGTTGGGTGGCGGAAAGTCCGTTCTTGTTCGATTCGATGTCATCCGCGATCAGCAGGTCAGCCCGCTTACCTGGAAGGTTCGACGTGATACCGACGCACGCCACGGATGGCGACTTGTCGAGGCCCTTCAGGGCGTAGTGCACATCGAACGCGCTGGTCGATGTACGATCCCCAGCCATACGGTCGGGGCGGAAACATTCGAGAATGTCCCAAGTTGTGATGAGGCGAACCACGAGGGTTGCCACTTCGGAAGCCTGATCTCCACCAGCGGATACGATCAGGACGCGAGTTGCAGGGCGCTGGATGATGCGCCAAACAGCGTACAGGGCGGCGAGGGTTGATTTCGCCTCGCCGCGCTGTGCCATCACCATACGGAGCCGAGGCCCGTTCTGCATGTACTCCGCGATGTCTTCCTGAATCTCGGTCGTGTCGAAACCGAGGAACGCCATACCGTCCACCGCGAAGTCGCGGAAGTCTGCGTACTGTTCAGCGAGGATTGCGGCATGTGAGAACCGTGCCTTGACATCCATTTGTTAGCCCTCCATGACCTTCAGGTCTTGTGTTGCGAGTTTAACCACATTGCTGCGACCAGCGCGGCGCTGCTCTGCCTGCTGCTTCAGCTTGTCGCGAAGCGCAGACAGGTCATCCGCATCAGCCGGGTCGGCGGATACGTTGTTGTCCTTGAGGAACTTGATGGCAGCACCAAGGGTCGCAGCATCCGTGGGCAGACCGTCTTCCATGTCCTGACTGATGCGCTGGTTCAGGGAACGGGCTATCAGAGAGTGCAGGTCTTGCAGGTCTGCTAAGGATGCTGCCTTAGCCATGATGGTTTACTTCAGGTTGAACATGGGTTCGGCCAGTTCTTCTAGGTCTTCCGGCAGTTCGATGAACTCATAAGTCTCGAACACGCCGTCTTCGACTTCAACCTCGCGCTCCACGACGCTGCCGAAGCGGTCGCGCATGGTGTCGAGGAAGTCCTGAGCCGCAGCCTCGGCCTTGTCCACTACTTTGCGCACGCCAACATTGAAGCCGACGAAGCCGCCGATGACCAGACCGAAGCCGAGTGTGATGAGTTCTTGCATGTTAGTTTCCTTTCGTTAAGAGATTGAGTCAAGTCGGGCCTGCCGCATGGTGACTTCCGTTGGAATGGCTTCCGGCTCCGGATTTGGCGCATAAGCAACGATGGCATTGGCCACCGGGTCATAAGCGTGACCGTCCAGCGTTGCGCCAGCAGGCGCATCAATCCAGTGCAAAGGCTCCGCGACATCAAATGGCACCGGGGCCAGTTCTGCGATGCGCTGAAATTGGCCGCGCAGTTCATTTGGTGAAATTAGTGCAAACATTTTACCACTCCACAATACAAATTCCGGCGCCTGCGCCCGGTCCTGCTGCGCCGATAGTGACCGTGATAGACGCGCCGGGAGTTAAGCCCGTGATGTACTTTTCAAAGTACCCGCCCGCCCCGCCAGAAGAGATAGTGCCTCCGACGCCGCATCCATAGACGCCCAATAGCCCATGCGCCTCTGGTAGAACGGTCGAATCCGCTGTAGTGTAGCCTCCTTTTGCACCACCTACAGAGCCGCCGGAACAGCTCGTACCAGACGCCACTCCCCCACCCGCTCCACCGATGATGTTCAAATCGCCACCAGTGGCAGTACCGCCGTACGCGCCCGCGATACCGGCAGCAGAGCCGCCTGTTGCTGAACAGTAAGCGCCGAAAGAGGTGGTTCCTCCTGGCGCACCACTACCACCACCGCCACCACAACCGCGCACTTTGATGGCCGTGACGCCTGTCGGCACGGTAAACGTGCCGGAGGCTTTGAATACTTGACCTCTTCCGCCACCGGTTGCTTTTGCTGCTATGGCTTGCGCAACGCGCAACGGAGACATGCTGCGTATAGCGGTTTCCGTTCCAGCTTCCATTTCGGCCTGTGTGGCAGCGGAAGGCTTCTCGCTTTGCACAAACGCAGTCGTTGCAACTTGCGTCGTGTTCGTACCAGCCGTGGCCGTAGGGGACGTTGGAACGCCGGTCAGGGCAGGCGATGCCAGCGGCGCGTACGCCGTGGTTTCGAGCGACCACGTATCCACAGCCGTCTTACGCAGCAGCCCGGAGGTGCCTGCAAGCGCAGCAATGGCGGTGAGGTCTGCGTCCGCAGCCTGCGCACCGATTTCCGCAAGTGACCACGACACGGCAGCGGAACCATCAACAGCCTTGCCCGTTGCCCCGATGGTTAGGGTGCGGGA